TGATAGTTTAGTTGGTAGACAAATTACCGACGGGTCCAGTCAATTAACCAATACGAATTTTGCGGTTGATAGAGTTATACCTGAGAAAGATAGTAAAGATTTTAAAACCAATCCATTTTCTGATTACCTAACTTTAGATACATTAAAAGAAGAGGAAAATGTACCGACCACACAATTTGGTAATGCAAAAAAAGAAAAAATATCTTTCAAGGGAAAAATTGATGACGCAAGTAAATCATTATTCGGTTCATTAAAAAGTAGAATATCAGTATCAGTTGCAAAGATTATTAGTAAATTTCCTGCGGCTATTTTTATTGATGAGAATTCATCTTATAAAATAACAGACTACACTGCATTTGGGTCAACATATAGTGGAACAACAAACACTACCGAATTTTATATTCCACAAAATATTATTTTTAACCCATTTGATGTTACATTAGAACAACCATTAAGTAACGTTCTACCAACAACAGATAATACACTTAGAAATTTCTATTCTTCTTATACAAAATATAGTGTCGACTTTAGTGGTAATACGTATAATATTGTAAATTATACTGAACCTGACGTTAATGGAGACATCAAATTAAAAGTTAGCGGAGATATCTTTAGTGGTTTAACAGGTACAACATCAAGTTTTTTAATAAGACCAAATGATTCTTTAACCGAAGAATTTTTTAATAATTTAGATGATTTAGAAAAATCACTTTTAAATAGAGAATCAAATCCAAAGTATACTGCAACATTTAAAGTACCAAGAGATAGTTTTGATGAAAGTTCAACAGATATTGTCGATGTTTCAGTTAGTTGGCCAATATCTAAAGATAATTGGAATCTACAGATAGTTGGTATTAACTATAATGATTACATTAGTACGTTAAGTAGTTTAGGTGATGAGATTGATGATTATAAATCTAATTTAATTGTTAGATTTTTAAGTGCACCCCAATTATTCGAATTTGATACTGAAGAAAAAAGAGCAGAGTCGATATTTCAATTGTACGGTCAAAGTTTTGATAAAGTAAAAAAATATATCGATAACATTGCTTACATGAGAAATGTAAGTTATGATGGTATAAACAATGTACCTGACATATTATTAAAAAATCTATCAAATACTTTAGGGTTATCAACCGTTAATTTATTCGATGAGAAATCATTACAAGAAACATTATATACGAGACAAGAGGCACAATACTTAGGAATACCTGTAGGTAAAACTTTAATTGAGGCCGAGTATGAATTCTATAGAAGAATATTAACAAATTTATCTCATTTATATAAATCAAAAGGAACACGTTCGGCTATTGAATTTTTCTTAAAATTCTTAGGTGCACCTGAACCTTTAATAAAGATTGATGAATATGTTTATAAGGTAACAAGTATTCCACAAAGTCCTGATATTGAAAGTGATATATACGATTTAATTCAAGGTACTAAAACTCAAACCGAAATAACAGGTTTATCAACCACAACAATCACATATGTTAATGTGGATGGTATAAATGAATCAGGAAAAACATATTTGACAGGGACCACAACAGGAACAACAACACTTATAAGAGATGAGTATCCGATAGATGAAAATGGTTATCCAAGAAAAATAACTAATGCAACTTCAGATATATTTTTTCAAAAAGGTTCAGGTTGGTACGATTTAACATTAAATCATAGGTCATCAAATATAATTGATGATGAATTATCTATTTTAACTGGTAGAACAAAAACAATTAAAACGAAACCTAAACCATATACCTATGGTGAAGATTACTTTAATTATTTTAGAACGTTACCTGGATTAGATTATGGATTTAAAATTGAATCTCATATTGATAATAAAAAAATATCAGTAATAGATAATGAAAATGATTCTAAGTTAATTTTAAATAGAAAAAATTTAAACGTATATCTATCGCCAGCGAGAGGTATTGAATATGATATATATAGAAAATCAAGAGATTTAGATTTAACATTTGGTGAATTGACACCACAAAATGATTTTAGTTTTGCAGAATTCTTAGATACCGCATTAAGTCAAACATTATCTAATACAAATGTTGTAAAATACAAAAAAAATTACACGTATTTGGAAGAGATTTATTCCGAATATTTGACAAATATAGGAGGAACTGAGACTGGTTATACACCTTATAATTTTGTATCGGTTAATGAATTTGTCCAAAAAATGACACCGTATTGGGTACAATTGGTAGAACAATTTATACCATCATCAACATTATGGACGGGAGGTAATTTAATTGAAAATACAATATTAAACAGGTCAAAATATCAATATAAAACACCTAGATATGGTGCAGAATCACCATCAGGTGAAGATTATAATAGTGACAATTATTATTGCATCAGTACATAAAAATAAATAAAAATATTTAACATATATGAGTTTTTTAAATCCAACATATTCCGCAAAAGTTGCAGCAAGATTAACAGACGCAGGTAGAAATGCTATATCGAAGGGTAATTTCGTGGTGAGTTATTTTGCTGTAGGTGATTCTGAATATAACTATAATTTAACAGGTAAAACACAAAGTGTATTTGCACCTTTAGATAAAAATAATAATGTTAAATATCCATTTTGGTATACGAGCGGTACAACAATTTATGGCGTTCCTGTCGAGGAATCACAAATTTTAACATGTAGAAACGTTGTTGAATCTAACGGTAATTGGACATTGGACGTTATTTGGGAAAAGAACCCAATAGGTCTTAGTGATTCATTAACAGGTTACACAAGTAACAAATACATTGGGGTTAAAAACTTTTTAGGATATTCCTCATCTTCGGGACAAACTTATAATACCGGAACAACCATTTATGATACTATGAATTCAGGAGTAACAATTTCTCCAGAAGAACAAAAAACCATTGCAATTTTACATTATTCTGAAAATGGTTCACCATTAGATGACCCAGAAGGATTTTTTAAATATGATGATTATATAAGTACGTATACGGGTATAACAACAGACGCAACAAACAACCCATCAAATAAAACTGATATTGAATATTTTAATGTAACTATACCAACTTTATTATATCATAGACTAAGTGGTGCAACAACAGGTGCCACATTTTATATGTCAACCGGTTTAACAAAAACAATAGTTTCAAATTACAACTCAAATTCTATATTGGAATATAAAGATTTAGTTGATTATGCAAATAACAGAGTTGGTAAAATATTCTTTAATCAAAAAACAATTGTATTTGATGATGAAGAAATAGTTGCGGCATTGGACGGGGGTTCAAATAGAATACACACATTACCGGCACCAAAGGTAGATATTGTTGCGGGTAATATTGACCCAATAACCTCATTAACAACAGGGAAAACTCTTTGGGTTACATACATGTTAAGTGGTTCAACTGAAACATTACCTTGTAATTATTTTATGAAAGTTACGGGTTCAACAAGTAATGAAAATGTAACTGTTAAATTTAATAGTGGTGAATTTAAACATTTAAATAGTGGTTATACTGCAAGTGAATTTTATATCCTACACCAATTAGTAGATAACGGTAGTCAACCATCACCAACTGCATGGAAAATAAATAAAACGTCATACAACACAGATTTAAATAACAATATTGATAATTTAAAAACAGGTTTTACTTTCACAATAAATCAAACTAAATATGCGGCGGCATCTACAACTTATACGTCTACACTATCATCTTTTGGTGATGAAATGAAAATAAGCGGTTTAACCGGAAGTAATGTAAGTGTTGTTAGGGAGAGTAAGATAGAAGAAATGATTTTTAAGGCAAATCTTCCATCGGGTAAATTTAGTACATCACAAAACCCAACTTATTCAACTGGTAACCCAAGAATAACGGAAGTTGCGTTACTCGACTCAAATAAAGATGTATTGGTTGTAGGTAAATTAGCTACCCCTTTAGAAAGAACAGGTAATCAAGTTATTTCAGTTAAATTAGATTTTTAAACTTTACATTTTATAATATTTCATTTAACTTTTGTTATATGAGTATAGATGTAAAATTTAAAAACAAACCAAAGATTTTAGGTTTGGATATTTCAACAAAAACCATTGGGTTTGCGTTGTTTGATATTTCAGGTTCTAAACTATTAGAATTAACCCATTTCTCACCAAAAATTAAACCTCAACCGGAAGATAAAATTGAGGAATTGATTAAAAAGGCGGATACCTTTAAGAAACATCTTGAGGGATATAAGAACATGGGTATTACACGAATTATAATCGAAGAGCCACTTTTACAATCAAACAACATCTATACCATTGGAACTCTATTACGTTATAATACATTGATTCTCAAGGCTTGTTATGATGTTTTAGATATTTTACCAACATTTATTTCAACATATAATTCAAGAAAATTCGCTTTCCCTGATTTAGTTGGACCAAATGATAAAGGACGTAATGTTTTATTTGGGGGGTATCCAAAAGACATTGACAAAAAACACGTTATATGGGAACATGTAAATGCTGTTTGTCCTGAGGTAAATTGGTTATATGGTAAAACAGGTAACCTTAAAAAGGAAAATTACGATATGGCTGATGCTGCGACTTGTGTTATTGGTTATGTTAATATGACCAAGTTAGAAAAATCCGGCAACTAACATTTTTAAAGATGCATGTTTTGTGTTATATTTATAAAAAATAGACGGGACGTTTAGAAATAAACGTTTAGTTGGTGAGGGGGAGAGGTGGTGTTCTCCCCCATTTTTTTGTCCAAATTTTTTTTTATCCTTATTTTTTGGTATATTTCTGTAATCATGGTAGAAGAACGCGAAATAGATTACAGTGCAGTTATAGAAATCCTAGAAGATATTTTAGGAGATTATAAGTTGCATAATGACTACAAAGGTCAAATATCATTCGATTGCCCCGTTTGCTCTCAAGAAATTAAAGGACTTGACCATGGAGATGGTAAAGGTAATTTAGAAGTAAACTACAAGTACAACGTATTCAAATGTTGGGTTTGTTCTGAATCACACGAAACACATGGGTCAGTTCATAAACTAATTAAACGTTTTGGTAATCCAAGACAATTGAAAAAGTATGAACTATTAAGACCGGATGAAACGGAGGATAGGGCAAATAGAGTTTACAAAAAAGTAAAACTACCAAAAGAGTTTGTACCATTTAAAGACGCTAGTATGGGTCTTAAAATGACACCTCAATATAAACAAGCCTACAACTATATAAAAAGTAGAAATATAACGGATATGATGTTACAAATGTATAACATCGGATTTTGTTATAGTGGTGAATATGAGAACAGAATAATTATTCCATCGTATAATGAATATCATGATGTTAATTATTTTGTCGCTCGTTCTTACTTACAAAAAACTAAATTAAAGTATAAGAACCCCGAGGCACAAAAAGAAATAATCATATTCAATGAGTATTTGATAAATTGGGAAGAACCCGTTTATATTGTTGAAGGTGCTTTTGATAGTATATTTTTACCTAATGCAATACCAATGTTAGGTAAATTTATGAGTGACCACTTATTTAATAAACTATACGATAACGCAAAAAAGATAACAATTGTACTTGACCCTGATGCTTGGAATGATGCGGAAAGATTATATCATAAATTAAATTGTGGTAAATTGATGGGTAAAGTATGGATTGTTAAATTAGAAGGGAATAAAGACATCGCTGATTTACAAGGTAAATTAGACGACTTACAAATAAAACAATTAGATTAAAATGAATTTAAACGACATCTCATTAGAGATTAAAGACTTATTAGAAAAAAGAAGACAGGAATTAGAGTTAACTTTCATTGAGGAAGAACACATTTATTATATGAAAGATTTGGATGGTAAGATTAAGAAAAACTTTCCGTCTGTTTCTAA